TTTGATACTCCTCAAAGGTTTTTGCCCAGCCAATCGACCAATCATACTCAAGCGGTTTTTCTGCCTGCTCCAGTAAAATTTTGTGCATATAGGCGTTTTCAAACATCGATTCTTTTAGCTTCGCCGCTGCATTCCACACCGCTTTAAATTTGTCAAAATCCAACGGTTGTGCTGTGTTGTCGGCACAAATCAGCGTAAAAATGCGTGGTTCGCCGTTATCCTCTTTGCCGTTTAAGTCAAAATCCGCTTTGATTTCGACCAGTGTTGCACGCCCTTTTTCGTCTGTATCGACCCATTTGCCAATCTCCGGCACATACACACCGCCATTAACGCACGCATCGCGTTTGGCGTTGATTTGCGTGCGGATTTGGTTTCGTTGTTGGGCAAGCAATTCGGCTTGCTTATCCGCATCAATCACCCATTTTTCGCCGTCCCATTTGCACGGTGTATCTAACGGCTTAAGTGCAGTGAGATTTTGCGGAATTTTGCCTAACTCGTTAATGGTGATAGCCTCACCTGTTGCGGTGTCATAATAGGTCTGCCCGCGATAATCAGGCACATACTCCCAACGCAAACCATCTTGACTACGCACAATGGCAAAATTTGCTTTGGGTGCTGGTGGTGCGTCTAAATATGCGCCTGCTGACAAGCCAGTCCCCTCTGCCACAAACTCTTGCTCGCTATGGCTGTAAATACCTTGATTATTTATGATATACACCGTTACTTCACCCGAAGTAAGAGCAAAACCGTCATTATTAAATTGGATTGTCATTATTACTCCTTAAGCTGCTAAACAGATGTATTGATAGGCGATATTGCGAGGGCGAGTTTCTTTTGGCGTCGCTTTAGGCACAAGCAAACCTTTATCGCTCTGTCCAGGCCTGAATAAATTCGGGAGAACCGAATAGGTGCGAGTTATATTGGCAGAATTAATACCAGCATTATTGCCCTTAGCATAGCGGGTATTGTTAACATCATAAAAGCTACCTAGTGGCATCGTACTAGTGTTATTATCTAATATAACGTGAGATATACCGGCATCTGTTTTAATATCATTACCGTTAGATGTTGGCAGTGCATGATAGTGATCCTGGAACGCGTCATCTTGGCTACTTAACAATGTTCGTCCACTATCCGCCCCACGCCCATTATCCCAACCACGGATAAACTCACCACGCAAATCAGGCAATCGCCCACTTGGATAGCGTTGCGCAAGGATTGGGTAACGGACTTTGTCAAAGGCTTGTCCTTGCATTGCTAAAAAGCCAGCAGGTACAGTGGATTGCATCCAAGGTAAAGGCATACCAACAAGGTAATCAACCATCATCACCTTTGTCCAATTTGATGGGGTATAGCGACTATCATTGTAATGCGTCTTTATCCATAAATCAGGTGTCTGGGTGTTTGTTCTGTGAGGGATATACAGTAACGCTTTTGTACCACTTTGATTCAAAGAGAGGCCTACTCCCCAGTCATACATATCTTGGGTTAGACCAAGTGTATTTTTATCTCCCCCTGCTATCCCCCATACCACGTTAGAACCGAATAAATTGGTGAGATTTTGTTTTTCGGAACCTTCTTTGATCTCAATAATGTTTGATGCTGTTAATCTACCGCCTACACTTAAATTTCCATTAATGAGTCCACCAGACTTAAGTAATCGACTTTCAGCATTATTGTTCGCATCATTTGCCGCCGTTTGTGCCGCATCGGCTTTATTCACGCCATCCACCGCTTTGTCATAGGCAGTTTTGACGGCTTTACTGGTCGCCACGGTGTCGCTGCTGGTTGAGGTGACGGAATCGCTACGGTGCAGTTCGGTTAAAATCTCTTTCTTGCCTGCATATTCACCCTCTGAGTTCCAGTTCATCACATAAGCTTTATAATCAGTTAAATTAAAGCCCAGGCTTTTAGCATACCCTGCGGTATTGCCGCCATACGAACCGATATGAATTTGAAAATAAGGCAAAGCTTCATTATTAAGAGTGGCGCTGCCGGCATAAAAGCCGCTGTAATCCCATTTCTTTTCAGGCGTGCCGAAATTTGCTTTTAACTTCAAACCGCCTGTCATCTCGCCGCCACTTTTACTGACGCGCGTGTTGGCATTGTCATCAGCAGCTTTGGCTTTGTCATAAGCAGTTTTAGCAGCATAACTAGTAGCAACAGTATCAGAACTGGTAGAGGTGACGGAGTTTGATTTTTTGCTATTGGGAATATAATTTTGGAGATTACTTGTTAATGCGTTGATTAATGCTTTTAACGCTTTGCCGGCTTTTGCTGTTAATCCTAATGTTTCACTATCGCTGTCTAGCGAATTAGTAAGCTGTACAATGCCTAGCTGAGTTAAACTGGCTTTTGAAATTGAGTGGGTATGCCCTGTTTCATCCACAAAATCCATGGTTTCAGCGTTGATCGCTTTTGGGGTGCTGTGTCCTTTGGCGATCTTTAAAATGGCATTAAGTAACGCATTGATATTGTCTTCTGTGGGTTCGATGCCCGCATTTTCCATCACGGCTTTGAGCTGTTTAAAAAGCCACTGATCTTTTTTATCGTTCATCTGCTGAACGTAGTTAAAATCTTGTACTGTTGGCGTATCATCGCCTAAATGCGCCCAACCTGCTTCATAGTTGGTTTGTGAAAAATCGGTGGTATCACCATTTTTCGCCCAAACAATCGTTTTAAATAAATCCAGTAATTTCATTGCTTATCCTTATTCGTCAATCAGTTCAACAGACACTTTTACCCCTGCCGCTGCGGGTATCCACGGCTTGGGATCTTGCTCTATTGCATCTATTTTATTTTTGCGATTACGTGTAATTTTGATATGAATTTCTGCATCCATCTTTTCTTGCACTAACACCTTGCTAGCCAGAAATAAGACTTGGCACGCCCTGATCACATCCTCCACTGTGCCGTGTGAATGGTTGGCGATAATTTTCCATTTAATCAGTCGCCGATAGGCTTTATCAGGCATATAGCTCACGGCTTTGGTGTGCGTTTGTAAGGCGAGATCTCGAATTGGTGCTTGGCTAAAGCCTTTCCCTTTGCTCTGCCCTGTAAAACCAAAATACCAATCACCATTCATCTTAGTAAAAGGTCTCGGCATTCCTACAATATCGCCTACCCCGTCTAATTGCCGTCCGATTGCGGTATCAATATGCCGTTCAAGGAGCATTTGTTTTAAACTGTGTTGTAAATCGGGGTGAGGGGAAAGTAACAGTGAGATGAGGGCATTTAAATTGGGCGAATAGCGAAATTGAGAAAGCTGTCGCTCTAAACCTAATTGCACAAAATCCGCGTCAAGAGCGGTCAAAATTTTTGGCATTTTTCCTCCTAGCTGATAACGATGATAGCAGGATCGAACACTGCTTCTTCATCAGGTGCAATGACAATATTTTGTTCTTGGTAACGGGGTTCGGGATCGGTGATTTGATTGGTTTTCCCCATTTGCACGGTAACTTTTCCAACCCCTGACACAGCAATGCAGGCTGCGATGAGGCGTTGATGAATCACATCAGAGCCTACCCCTAACTGTTTGCCATAATCTAAAATATTGTTCATTACGTTCACGATGTAGCCCGCTTTTGCCATTTCCCCTTCATCAACAAAGGTTTCAATGATAATTTTCAACCAAATATAGCGTTTGATCGGGCGACTAAATTTGATTAAGTGCGGTTGATTTTGGCTGTCTTTTACGCTGATGGAAGTTCGTCCGTGTGTACCTATGCCGATGGGTTTATATTTCAACAAGGCTTTTGCAATGTCTTGATCTAACCCGCCTTTTATCACAACGTAAATACTGCGTTTTGGTATGCCATTCACTGTTTGATCCGTATCATTTTCATAAACGCGTAAGGCGTTCACCCCCACAACATTCCGCAAGTTGGCATACAGTGAGTCCACCGTTGCCGCACCGTTTTGCCATACGCCAAGGTGATAGCGTTGATAGAGTTCGGTATCGCTTTCTTCAAAGCGTCCCGCTGTCCCCTCAACCAGATTATTCACTTCAACCACGCCATCTAGCATTGTGATAAGCTCACGCATTTGCCCGATCTCTGCTTTATCCTCGCTAGGATCCTCAGTACTCAGCTCAAGACGTAATCCAAGCCGTGATAGGGTTAAATTCGGGCTGACAGAAATCGAAAAGTGCGGGGTAGATTGTGCGGTGATTTCAATAATCACATTATCATTTTGCACGCTGACATAATCGATTCCTTTGAGGTGAGAACTCAACCCCTGAATGACACTTGCAACAGAAGAGCGAGTGGCACGAAAGCGATAGGCTACACCATTAATTACCGCCGAAAATTCATCGTTAGGATTAATGGTTTTGGTGTTTAACTCAATGCGTGCATAAGCGGCTTGATTAGCATTAATTCTCGCCTCGCTATCCGTATAATAAAGGGTTTGGCTTGCGACATTTCTAACCGCTGTATAAGCAGGGATTAGGGTGTCCGCTTGCCCGAAGAAAATCACTGGAACGGTGGATCGTTCAGCTGATAAGCGTTTCACCCCTGTAAATGATACCGCCCGATCTAAATTCGCCCCTGTGGCGCTCATTGGATACATCGCCCCATAAACACCCTCAACTAATTCCCAAAGGCTCGCAAAACGCTCTGCTTCAATGCTGAGCATTGTACCCAATACGGTTTCAGGAGTGATTTCAACCTCAGCCCCAAAGGTCTGCTTTGCTTTTTCAAATAATTCTTGCAATTGCTCAGGCATACGCTTACGCACAAAGCCGCTGCATGTTAATCCATAATTAGCCATTTCGTTTTACCTCTATGCGATCTTGAATGCTCCCTTCATTTGTCCGAACGGAAAAGCTCACCACAAGCGTCCGCTCTTTACGATGAAATTCTAAAGAAAGCCGTTCCACTGCCTTTACGCCCACAACGCCCATTATCTTTTTTCTGAAAATGGCTTGAATGCGAGTGCTGTCGGGATTTTTCGTTAAAATCTCGTCAAAATAAGGCAACCCTATGGTGGTGTCTAAAAACCATTCCCCTAAAAACGTTAAAAGCACAACTTTGATTTGTTGTGCTTTTTGATTAATGCCTTCGACAATGACTAGCTTGTTATCTTTAAATAACAAATCGTGCTGTGAATTTAATTTTAAATCAATCATTGTGCTGTTCCTGTTTTACCGCCACTGTCGCCTGGGTGGGTGTGTCCTTGTAAGGAAATTCCTCCTGCTTGCACATCGCCCGTTGCTTTGAGCGTTCCGCTCACTGAAACACTGCCGTCATCACCTTCCGTTGATATGCCGCCATTAACCAGCACATTACCGTTAAAGGTGCTAATTGGGGCGTTTACGGTAAAGTTGTCAGTGGTGATGGCAACATCTGGCGATTGGATCACAATATTGCCGCTAGGCTCAATTTTGATTGACCCCTCGCCATATTTGATACACAAATTGACGGGATCGGCTACGGGCGAGCGGCTGTTTCCGCCCAGCACACAAAAGGCATCAGAAAGATCGAACATTCGTGGATCATCAGGGGCATCTTGACTTCCGCTTAGCCAGTTTTCCAGTGAACGTTGTGAGAAAATCAGCACGCAACCATCGCCCACCTTGATTGGCAAGGTAATCTGAGCCAATGATCCGTTAATATCTGCCATTGGAAACAAAACGGGAATATTGACAATTTGCGGGGCATTCAGCACCTCCCCGTTAGCAAGGCGTTTCGGAATGGTAGGCTGAGCCGTTACCCGTACCGTATTGGCATCATAAGCTAAAATTTTAGCGGGCAATGCCACATTAATTTCAGAAAGTGCGGTCAAAATTTCACGCATTTTTCCCCTCCGCTTTTTTGCGTTTTTTGCGATGTTTACGCTGGGCTTGTTCCGCTTTGGTTGGGGCATTGAGATCGATTAAATGCAATTCCGATTGCCAATCCCCTGAATAACTATCGCCCGAATGCTTGATTTTTTCTACCCGAAACCAGTTGGTGATGGTTTGGCTTTCCAGTTTGATTTTGTCGCAAGGATTAACCATTGGCAGTAGCAAACTTTTTACATTCCAGCCATCACGAGCTTGACGATCAAAAGCGAATTTTTCTTCTTGCTTTTTATTCGGTGTATCTTGCTTTTTACTGCGTGCTGCTTCGCGTGTGCGTTCAGGAAAGCCGATAAGTCCGCTGTCTTTCGCCAACACATAGCCCACTCGCTTCGTTACGCCTTTGCGATTGACAATTTGCAATTCGCCATTTTGGATAGACCATTCAAGCCCTGTGCCTGCAACCACTTTATCTAAGGCTGTACGAGCTGCCCCATAAAAACTAAAGCCATTCGCCCAAAGGCGAGATTTCAAACTATCTGCCGCCACAAGCGGCACACCCATTTTAGCGGCAATATCATTGACAATTTGTGTCGAACTCACCCCGCCTTGATAGCCGAGCGATACCGCGGTATCACGAATTTCTATCAGCCCATCAAGTACATAAAGTTCCGTTACCCAATCGGCGTTATCGTGATAAGAATACGCCGTGGCAATATCCCCCGAACATAACAAAATATTGCCCTCTTGCTCATAGCCTGCATATAACACGCAACGCATATCGGGTTGCTCCACTGCTTGCCTTGTGGTTGGGGCTAAATTGTAAATTTTGATCGTATTTTCATTGGGTTTATTTTCGCTGTCTTTTTCAATGTCAAAGGCAATCCGCATTGGCGGTTCAATCACAATCCCCTCTTTCTGACCTTTCTTTCCGATCACTAATTTATAACTACGCAAAAAACGGTAACTCATCGTCCACCTCAATATAAATCAGCGTTGCTTGCCCAGAAACAAAATCTTCACGCCCGATAATCTGTTGATTATCCTCACGCACAACAATTAGCTCCCCCAGTGGCAATGCCTCACGGCGAATAGGCTCAATCAATGGTCGGTTAGGTAACAGCACAATGTTTGAAGCTAGCTCATCGTTATAAGCGTTTTCAATGGCTAGCGTCCAAAAGCTAAGCGTATCATTCCAAGAAAAATGTAAGAAAAAGACCTCATCATCTAAATTCACTTCGGTGATAAAATCGTTTTTGTTGGCTAGTTGAATGGTAAACATATATACTTCCGCTGTCTGTTGTTTAATTTCATATCATTCTTAGATTATTACTATGAGGGTAAAAAATGAAAAAATTATTTATCACCACATCAATTTTATTATTCATATCACCTACTTATGCACTAACACCTTACACACCAAATGAAAAAGAAATAAAAGGAACTAAATATCTCATTTCTGACGATATCAGTGGGTATTTTGATAATATGCAAAGCGCCTATAAATATGGCGATTACATTTTCACTACAGCAACTGAATTAGAACAAGAGTATGACAAAAATGAAGTTCGAGCGGACAAGAAATTTAAAGGAAAAAATCTCATTGTTTCTGGCATAGTTGAAAGCATTCAAAGTGATATGCTAGACAACCCTTTTGTCGTATTTAAATCTAAAAAAAATCTTGGTTTAAAAGCTACAGAAGCTAAGTTTGATAAATCGGCATATGATCAAGTAATTGAATTAAATAAAAAAGATAAAATTGAATTAGTTTGCGTTGGAGAAGGTGAAGTTATGGGATCACCAATGCTAAAAGATTGCAAATTCAAAACAGACATCGTAGCTAAAACAAAAGAAAAATATCTATCAGCTTATGATGACTTGCTACAAAACGGTATAAACGAAAAAAATAAATTTATCAATCGCATTGTTTTTTCTGCCATTCGTATAAATTATATGACTAATAATTTTTCAAAATGTAAAAATGAGATAAATCAATCCTGTTTAAACAAATCCTTTGATCCTAAAAAGGAAAAAGAAATTAAAAAAGCGTATGAAACGCGTGAATTTCTTGAACAACATAAACCACTCGCAGAATACCTAGAGTTTCAGTATCGTAATTAAACTTTAACTAATAAAGAAGCCCTATTTATTGCAATAGGGCTTATGCTTTTTTCTACTTTTTCCTAGAAAAATTATTGTCATCTTGACAATATTCCAAACAATCTTTGATTAAACCGCTAATTCTTAATATATTCTCAGGTCTATCAATGATAATGTTAGATCCACTAATTTCTAATCCTGCTCGCTGAATCTCAGCCTTATGGATCTCGGCAAGCTCCAAAGGAACTGTAATACTTGGTCGTTGTTTATTATCAAAGTAACGCAAGATCCATCTGTTTGTTTTTCCCTTATACAATACCGTAAAATATGATTCGGTATCTTTGGCATCAATTTCTGCATCTTCGCCTAAAATTAAAACAACATAATCAAACAGCAAACGTTCTGTATATGTTGTTACAATTTTACTGTTCTCTGGATCAATTACCGGTGCTTTCTCGTCAATTTCTTGATCGTGTTCCTGTTCTACGGTTTCTTCCAAAGGCTGGTTTTGTCTTGATAAACCTGATACGACCATCGCACTTACTGATTTTTCTACTGCCTGCTTAACAATTGGCGTAATAGAATCAATAAATCTCTGATTCAGTTGTCTGCCAATATTTGAACGGCTGGCAACATAACGAACAAATTCACTATCAACATCTTTTAAGCTTTCTGTAATTGTTTTCGTAAAAGCCGAAAGATAAACACTTTCTTCTGCTAGTGTTCTCAAGGCTTCTGGCTGAAATCTATCGTGGCAGAACTGGCTTAGTTGATTTATTTTGGAATCATCTACATTCTCAAAATTGATCCGTAAAAATGGCGTATCGTCCATTATATTTTTTTCTTTTAGATCCGTGAAGAAACGCCATTCTCTCCCATTTGTAACGGCTGCTACGGTAACTTCAGGCGTTGCATTAAAATATCTTGATAACTGTGGAACGTGATTCGTCAAATTCTCATTGTACGATTTTGCCTCAATAAACATCACCGGGACATCGTGGCAAAATAATGCGTAATCTACTCTTTCACCATTTTTTGCCCCAACAAAATCAGCAGTGTATTCGGCTCTAACTCTAGTTGGATCATATGGGCTAAATCCTAATATATCTAATAAAGGTAATATTAATGCCTGCTTTGTTGTTTCTTCTGTTGTGCAATGTGTTCCAACATTAATAACGTGTTGTATGTGCGATAAAATGCGATCTTTAAATATATTTTGGCTCATATTAACTCCTAAGCTAAAAGTAGGAATTAATCATAGCAAAAATAAATGCTGTTTAAAGTGATCGGGATCACACGTACGATTAATATTAAGCACCAACACCAAGCTTACCAGTAAGTATAGTCTTAGATTTATTAGCTTGTGCGGCAGAAGGGGTTGCAACTGATGCCTTACCCACTTGCGCTTTTGTCTTACCTGTCTTTCCTTTTACTGACGGAGCAGCCTTTTCGGGAGGCATTTCTTCGGTTCGAAGAGTAACTTTATTGATTTTGCGAAACTCAGCCGTAACATTTAACCGTTCGCCATCATCGCTATTGCGTTCAATTTCAAGGCTTTCAATGGCAAAATCCTCATACACATCAAGCCCTGTAACAATGGTAATCAGCTCACGATTAGCGTGTAATTCTCGTAGTGTTTCTTTTGCACTAATGAGCTTGTATTTACCCAAGCCAACATTAAATAATGTTCCCGCCCCAGTGATTACACCACTTAAACTCAAGCGCTCACTTTCTTGGGTAATGTGATCGGAAATTACTGTGCCGTCTTCAACGGGATATTCCGTGATTTGACTACTTAATGAAGTCGTTTCCGTTAAAAGGGCATCAAGCTCTAACACACCAATCGTTGTACGTTTGCCCACAAGGGCGGAAAATAAAAGGTTTACTATGCTCATAATAATTGACAACTCAAGATAATAAGTTATAATTTATACATAAGCTATAACTTATGGTGTAAATAATGGCTGTAAATCATCAGTGGAATATTCTTTTTACAGATTGTTTTTCAAAGTGGCTTGATCAACAGGATATTCCAACAAAGAAAAGTGTTGCTGCTGCACTCAATCTATTAAAAATAACTGGTCCTGAACTATCTCGTCCCTATGCGGACACGATTAAAGGATCACAATATCCCAATATGAAAGAGTTACGCATACAACATCAAGGCAAACCTTTAAGGGCGTTTTTTGCATTTGATCCATTACGTCAAGCCATCGTGCTATGTGCCGGTGATAAAAGTAACGATAAACAGTTTTACAAACGAATGATTGCATTGGCAGATACTGAATTCGCTGCTTATTTAGCAAACTTGGAGAAATAATATGAAAACATTTGATCAATTCTTAGATGAATTTTCCCCCGAAGATCGCAAAGACATAGAAAGAATGACTGATGAGCTGCTATTGGAATCAGGTCTTTCACTTATTCGCCAAGAAATGGAAATTTCACAAAAACAACTTGCAGACGCACTAGGTATTTCACAACCTGCTGTCGCTCAAATTGAACAACGAGGAAATGACTTACGCCTTTCTACACTCAAGCGTTATGTTGAAACAATGGGCGGAAAGCTCAGCCTTGCGATTGATATGCCAATGGGAGAAACTCGAATCTTCAAAATTTGATTTCTCACTAAAACTGCGGTCAAAACTGACCGCACTTTTATCCCGCATATTCAATTGAACCCACACCAAAAGGGGCAGGGCGGTTCTGTTTGAGCTTGCCTGATACCGCATTGGCGACCCCTGCTGGGTTGGTTGCCCCTTGAATATTGAAGTTATTCGTTTGCGTAACGGTAGATTGCATATTCCCACCATATTTTGTATAGCTTGGTAATGTGCTAGTTGGCTGTACATATTGGCTTGTTGGCGTAACCATCGCCGCCCCTGTTACATTCACCTCAGCTTTAGCTCCGTTTGAAAACAAATCTTTGATCCAACTTGGTATCAGGCTTTCAAACCAGCCCACCACCGTATCAATGGATTTTTGCCACGCATTTTTGAAGGTGTTCGTTACCTCATTCCATTTATTGGTCGCGGTAGTTTTTACTCCCTCCCAAATCTCACTGGCTTTGTTTTTGATACCTTCCCACATTTCATCGGCGGAGGTGGTTATCGCAGCCCAAATCTCGCTGGCCTTGGTTGATATCGCGTCCCAAACTGCAAGTGCGATCCGTTTGACATCGTCCCAATAGATAATAAGTAACGCGATTAAACCAATAATCACGGTGATCGCTAGTAAAATCGGGTTACTCGCAACCGCCATTAGCATTGCTCTGGCAAAAGTAAAAATCCCTTTCACCATTGTGGCAATCAACCCACCAAAAATACGCCCAAATTTGACCGCACTTTTGCCCATTAATAGAAACGCTTGTCCTATTTTTAAAGCAATGAGGCGACTAAATTTAACCGCAATATTGACTATCGCTGAAAGGATTTTCCCTACTTTTGCTATTCCAACGCAAACCTTACCAAACCCCGTTAATAAGGCAAAAAAGCCATTCGTCATTACCCATTGAAATGCCTTAAACATCATAATCCCAGAGCGAGAAAAGAGCTTAAAGCGTTTTTGTAGCCAAATAAACGGTGTTGCAATGCCTTTTATCGTTTTAAGAAACGGGTTGGCGACAAACATCACGCCTTTAAATCCGCCTTTGATCAGCTTAAATAGCCAAGTAACAGGCGTGAAAAGCGACCAGATTATAGAGGCAACACCACCAAACACCATTAAGGCAATCGAATAAAGCGGTAAAAATTTCAGACTTAGCCCATCAATGAGTTTTCCTGCATTGCTGAAAGCTCCCGAAAAATCACCATTCACTAACGCCCGAATAATCCGCACCACTGTTCCTACGGCTTTAATGAGATTTTTCAGCCCGTCAATCACATAGTTCATTACACTAGCAGCGAAGCCTTGCCAGTTTGACAGGTCAAGATCAACATTCGCCAGTTTTGCGATGTCGCGAAGCAAGCCTTTAATATTTAGCCATACGCTATTGGCGAGTTTTCCTACTGCTTGGAATTTATCCGCCCATTGGTCGAACCTACCAATCAATGCCCCTGTAAGAGAAATATCTCCTTGTGTCCAGCCGTAAATATCTTCTAGCACCAAGCCTACCGCAGTTAATGCGGCTGCCATTGCTAAAAAGGGGGCAGCAGCACGGGTTGCGTTAATAATAATTTGCTTTAAGCTGAGTTTAGTGGCATTCAGCATTGGGAGCAGTTTCGCCCCAATTGCGGAGGTGGCTAAAATCCCAACTAAGCGAATATTTTTCGTGATCCATTCCGCTGCATTATAAAAGGTTTCCCCTAACTTTGAGGCTTTGTTTACAACACGATCAATGAGCTGTCCCGCTTTATTCCTGAGTAGCGTCATTCCTCGCCCAAAGGTTTTTGGCATTTGATCAAATTCTTTTTGAATTTTCTCCGCTTGCCGCAATAACCCTTGGGCCAGTTCTTTTGAGGTGAGTTTACCCTCCTTGCCTAAGTCTTTCAGTTGCCCAATTGGCACACCGAAGCTGTCTGCAATAGCATTAGCTAAACGGGGAGCTTGCTCAATAATGGAATTAAGCTCATCACCTCGCAACGCACCTGAGCCTAACGCTTGCCCTAACTGCATTAATGCCGCTTGCTGGGCCGCAGGATCGCCGCCGCCAATCGTCATTGTTTGCCCGATGATTTCCGTTAAATTTAACGTATCATCAAGGCTTAAGCCTAAATCGCTCGCATTGCGATTAACTTTAGAAAACAGATCCGCACTCGCTAAATAATCCTGCCCTGAGCGTTGCGAAATAGCGAAAATCTCATCAAGAGCGTGCTTGTGTTCCTGCGCGGACTTTGTCGCGAGTTTGACTCGGCTATCTACCGCCGCCCAATCATCGGCAATTTTAATTACATTACCGCCCGCCACCATTGCAAAATAACCACCAATCATATTCCGCAAGGAAAGCATATGGTTTTTGGCTTGATTGATCCCCTCCCCAATAGCTTGACTTTCTTGGGCTGCCCCTCGCAATGCGTTGCGTAACTTGCCGCGAATTTGCCCCGCAGCGGTCTGGGTTTGGGTGATATAACCTTTGAGCTTAGAATTATCTACCTTGTACTTTAAGACGGTTACCAGCTCACGAATAACATTCATCGGTGTTTCTCCATTTGTTTTGCTTCCATTGCCTCAACCGCATCAAGTAATCGGTTAATTTTCAACAGCTCGCCCATATCCGTCAGCCCTGCGGTGTTGAGTTCCGTCAAAGTTACTTTGCCCGCTAAAAAAGGACGCCAAGCGAGCATTTCACTTAACGCCTTCTCGCTATATTTGCCAACGCTTAGGCTTTCTTCGATCCCTCTTGCTCCGATCCAAGACGGGCAAGAAATTTCATAAAAAAAGGCTCAAAATTCAGCCTTAAAATAAATATTACTAACTCAATAATTTCGGACATATCGTCAAACACGAGATCGAAATCGGTTTTCTGCAATTTTTTATCTGTGCCGTTGTTGAAATCATCACGTTGCACGGTTACCAATTCAGGTTTCACCAACATATCGACGAGTTTAACCAGTTCCGCCCCGCTGAGTTGTTGGCTTAATTGCTGTAACCCCTCAGCAAATTCCACCGCACTTTTTTTCGCAAGCTCTGCGAGCTGACTGGCATTCGCTTTTTCGGGAGTATCTACACCAAACATTCCGAACATTTTTGCGAGCGAGGGAGCAAGGGTTTTCTGTAAATCGCCAAAAATGCGTAACTGATCCATCGCTGAAAACTTTTGCACGAAAAACGTGCTTTCGCCGATTTGAATTTCTTGTCGTGCCATTAGTCATTTCCTCCAACAAATAAAATGCCGTCTGAGGTTTCAATGACCCATTCACGGCTGCCAATTTCTTTACCAAAATCGAGTTTTGCGTATTTTGTGATCCACGCCGTACTTGCGGCGAATAAGGAACGTCCACGCAAATCTTTCACCGCAATGGGGAAAGTGGCATTTTTACTCACCTTATCCGCCGCATATAACGCACTTAACACGTCATTAGTGCTACTGGTTTGAAGTAACGTTAATGTAATTTTTTTACGCGGATCAGCACTGGTTGAGCGTGCCACTTCGCCATCTGCTCCTGCCACAGAGGTAACGCCCTCTGAGATTTCTTCAATATCGACAAACGTGCCATCGGCAAAGCCCGTGGCAATGGCTGCCCCAATGACAATACTTACTTCATCAGGGGCATAAGTTGCTAATGCCATAAAAATTCTCCTATAAAAAAGACCGCACTTTTGCGGTCTAGGGTTAATCAATTAAAGGCTATATGCCAAGTTACCTTTCAATTCGGCAATATGAATTGCTCCCGCAAGGCGAGCGGAAAATTTCACATCTTGCAAAATACGGCTTGCCTTGTTGTTATCGGAAATGTTCGCCGATCTTGGTAGGCTGATGACATAACTCGGAATTTCCTTGTTGTCGTCATCTAATTCAACGGGGGCAATCCCGCCACGACTGACACCTAAATCTAATGCTTTGCGAATGGCCGCACCGATTAGCTCAATCCCTTTATCGGTATAAGGCACTTTGCCGTAAGCGTTAATCAGTACGGAGGTAACGTTAATCTGCACCTCTTGCACGAGCCAATCACGGAAGCGGATCACATCAATCCATTCTCCCGCTGCCACTTTTCCGCCTTGGGTTACAGCAAAACTGCCGTTGAATTTTTCAAAGGTCGTGGCGTTTTTCTTCGCACAGGCGAGATATTCGCCCTCACTTAATGGCGAGAAAGACACCCCGGCGAGCTTTTTCAAATTCCACGTTTCCGCACCAGGGTAAAAGGTGAAAGCATAGCTCATCAAGCCAATTTCAGGGTATTCTTCCTCCGCTTTGTGCGAGTACATCACCGCACTACGGTAATATTGTTTGGCGTTTAATTTGCTCGCAATATCCGTTTTATCGGAAGCCTGGAGCATTTTCTCATTGGCACTTGCGGTAACAAATAATTTGCCGTTAGCTTCCGCAAAAGCGGCGGCTAATAAAACATCGGCTTCTTCGCGTGAAACTAACGCTAGCCCGTACCAATCATTATTTTCTTTGGCGACCGCACTTAATGCGTCTGTAATGGTTTCACTACTGAGCTTATTGCCGATAAAAACTTGGGCAACGTGAGAAGATTGGGAAAATGCCGTTGCTACCGCAATGTAGAGCGGATCAGTAGATCGTAGCCCAAGATCTAATAATTCATTGGGATCGGTTACCACTAAAAGCCGTGCTGAGCTTTTCAGGGTATGCTCACCTAAAATAAGCAAATCACTAAACGATTTGCCCGCAATCGCCGTGGTGTTTAAATCAATGGTAACATTTACCAAACGATCAATTTTTGCCATTATTCACTCCTATAAAGGTCGTTTGTGTTTGTTGAGCAAGATTGTGAGTAGCTTCAACCTGCTCAATAAAGGAAAGAATATCGGTGGTTTCAGCGACATAGCGGATTTCAATTTCCACCATTGCCCGATCTTGATATTCTTGCTGTTCGTCTAAATAAGCGAGGTGAGTAATGCGACCAATCCGCACCAGAGCCACGCCTTGATTAGCCCATTTCTCCCGAAAATGCACTGTGCTTAATTTCATACAAATTGCACGCAAGGCATTGAGGCTGTTTTCACCGAAATAATTCAGCTCTAACACCGCGTCAATATGGGTTTTAATGGCTTGCTCGCCCGCCTCATTTACCTTGCCATAATGAAAATGGTTGGGCGTTTGTTCAAATTTAAGCTCATAGGTAAAAAAGGGCTTTTCAGGCTCACACCCATTTTCATAAGCACGAATAAATGGTCGAGAGGAAAGCCCACAAAGTAAATCATAGAGTTTGTCTAACATTTATTTCACCCGTTGTGCTAAATAGCGATAATGTTCAATCACACCGTTATGATAGGAAGAGCGGGCCACCACTTCATAACGCCCGCCCTCAAACATCACCACCGTGCCATTCGCCTGATTTTCGCCCGCAACCTGCAAGGGAAAATCCGTGTAAATTTTCACCGCACTTGCAATATGCCGTCCCTGCATCATCGCCGATAAGCGATCCATTTCACGGGTATTTAACGGCTGAATTGAGGCGGTAAATTCTTGCTCCACCTCTTCACCGTTTACCCATTTACCTTTAATGTATTGTCCCTCTGTCCGCACCAATAGCTTGTAAGGCTTGCGAAAAGAAGATTGAAAAGGAAAAGATGACATTACACCTCCACTTGATAACGAATGGAATTAACGAGCTGCCCCGTATCAATCAACGGTTTTGAGCTTTTTTTACGTTTTATCGTGGCTTTTGCGTTAGGTTTCCAAGGATAATGTCGCAAGGTATATTTTTGTTTACCTTCATACCATTGCCCCAGTCCTGCCAGTTCTCGCCGAAGATCGCTTCCCTTTGTAACTCTGAGTACAATGCGTTGTAAATGTTGCTCAACTAAACCTTGATGATCAGCAAAGCACTGGCGGATAAACGGGCGTGAGGGAGTCTTCTCCGTGCCAAATTCGTTCCAAATGGCTATATCAACAACATCAGCTTCGCTTTCTTTATGTTGACCAGCATCAGATTGAATGCCAATTTTTACACTGGCATTGGCAAACTTTTGCATTAAGGTAAGCTCTTGTTCTAAGCCTTTGTTATTAATTTTGACTTCAACATCGCTCATTATTACCCACCGTGATTGCCCCTAAGCGTAAGCAAAGATCGTTGAGTGCGTTGAAATTGGCTAAAAAGCGCTGGGCATTGCTGCCGCTGTCGCCATTAGCAAAATATTCACGCTCTAAATCCCCCTCTCGCTCACGCTTTAGCCCTAAAGGGTTCGCCCTCGCCTCTACAGATTGTGCTAGCAAATAGGCGGCGTACCACGCCACCGCCTCATCTTGCTTGTCTTCCGTCAAGCATTGTGGGCGATAATTTTCTGCAAGCTCAAGTGCGGTATTAATTTCTTCCGTTTCCATTTTTTGAGATACGGGATAGAAAAAATGCAGTAACGCGGTAACGCCCATTGCCGACTCCTATTTTTTGCCTTTGTTTGATTTCTCGGACTTAGTCTCTGGCACTTCTGAGTTGCCTTCAGGTGCTTCTGAGTTGCCTTCAGGTGCTTCTGAGTTGCCTTCAGGTGCTTCTGAGTTGCCTTCAGGTGCTTCTGAGTTGCCTTCAGGAACATCTAGGTTGGCATCAGTGTTGATTTGTATCAACGTCCCACGTTCAAGCAAAGAGGCTAACCCTACCGCATTCTCAGCCACTTCAATTTCCTGATTTGGGGCGATAAACACCCCATCAAGGCGGATTAAACGAGGTTCAATATTACGCACTAACATTAGGCAGTTACCTCCGCTTTAGTGGCTGAAAGTGGATAACGCAAGAACACACCGCCAATACGGGCAATACAGTTCACCACAAGCTCAAGATTGCGTTCTTGGGCTGGTAACTGGGTGAAATCTTGCGGGGTTTCAAGGCTCAAGTTATCCGCATTTTTCTCATAACAGATGGCAAGGTTTTTATTGCCTGAACCCGCTTTTTCTAGCTCCCATAAGCCCTGAATCACAAGATTTGGGTGTTTGCGCTTGAAGAAAGTTAGAACATCAACCTTGTCAGCGGTGTCCATATATTTGCTGGATAAGGTTTGGTAATCACTCAATGCCAACAATAAATGGGTGGGCTGATGTACGCCTTTTGATTGCAAAATCACCGTGTCGTGCAGATTATCTAAATCCGCTAAAACTGCGTCCGCTTTCGCCGCTTTCCAACCGCCTGTAATCGTGGTTTCACCTAAATTCGGGTGATTAATAAAGCCGTTTAAGCCAAATTCTTTATCGCCCAACAAGGCAATTTCATTCATTTTGATTTCAACCGCACGGCGTGCTGCTCGGGCTTTTGAAGCGGGTAAATCGGTTTGGTTAGCCGCCGCCGCTTTAAGCTCTTGAAGATTGTAACCATAAGATGCACCGATATTTTTCACCTTAATGGCACGTTCCTTCATTGCGACATCTGCACGTGGTAAGTCATCAGCATAGTTGGCAATCACTTTCGCCATTCCCACCGTATCAAAGGTGCGTTCAACAATGGTTTCTGCCCATTCAGGGGCTTCTGAGGACATCGGCACAAGGCTAAGCCCGTTCATCGCCGGGAGTTTTTCTTCATAAGTGCGGTTGCGAACCACTTCCAATTGACGGGCAGTAAATAACCCCGCATCTTGGTTAAAAACGCCCGCGGCATTTAAGCATTTATTGATTTCATTGAGTTCAAAGGCATCTTGATGAAAATCTGACATAATTTTTCCTTATAAAAAAGCCCCCTCAATATTGAGGAGGCGGATTGAACAGTGAAAAGGGAACTGGCTTGAGATTAAGCTAATTCCACTAAGGCGAGTTTGCCGTATTGACCGCAATCGACGACATCGGTTTTAAAGACAGCATTGGGCAACGCAGTCGTACTATTTGACCCTACTTCGCCCGTTGCAGGGTTAAACTTCACCGCACTGCCTGCCGTTACTGTTTTGCCGTTTTCAACCACACACCAAGCCGTGCCTTTTCGTAACACAGAAACCGCGTCAAATTGGGCATAGCCACCCACCACAGCGTGAGAATGTAACGCGATACCTACGGGCGTTGTGCCACCTAATTTTACCTGCGTATTTTTTGTCCCTTGGGTTAAAACGACACCAAAATTGACCGCACTTTCTGCGGCGAAAGTTTCCACTAAATCATAGCGGCTATCGCCTTTCATTCCTGCGAACGCAGGGCGTTGAAATGATTCGTACATTGCTGTTCTCCTTATTGATTGCGACTGGCAAGCATTGCCGCACGTCCTGTTAATTTTTCACCTTTTTGCCCGTCTTGGGTAAAGGTGTGTGTTACTTGGCTACGTTGCGAACCTAACGCGTCTTGGCGAGATTTTGCTTCAGCCATTGCCATATCAAAAGCCGCTTCAATATAGGCATCAGATTTTTGCGATAAATCCGCTCCATCTTGACGAATAGCCTCAATCACCGCTTCGCGTAAAGCACGATCTGAACTATCCGCTTTCACTTCAACCTTATGAGCTTTTGCAATGTTCTCTAACTCAACACGAGCTTTGGCAACATTTACCGCATCTTGTTTGATCTTTTCCATCTCCGCTTCAAGGCTTTTTACTTTCGCCTCTAACGCATCGGCACGTGCGCTCTCTTTATCTTTTTCCGCAACCGCATTAGCGGCATCTTGTTTCAATTTATTAAATTCAACAATCACCTCAGGGGCGGCTTGATAAGTAATGCCGCTATCTAGGCGAATATCTGAAAGTTTTGTTTCACTCATTTGAGGTTCTCCATCTTCACGAAATTCTACGGCATCCGCCGCGTCCATATTGAGCTTTGCATCACCTGCACGCCCACGTTTTACGATAGCTAAATGATTCGGCTTAATATTGCGTTGAATCGCATCATAAGGCTCACCGTCCTCTGTAATGCCACTTTTATGCTCAAGCTCTACCGCATAGCCTACCGATAACTCTTTTTTGCCAAAATCCACGGCTTGGGTATTGTGGATCACCACCTCCGCCGTTAAATGTTTGCCATCTTGCTTGCCCTCAGATAACACTGACCCCACCACCAGATGGGCGTTATCTTTTGTAATCACCCCGTGATGATCATCGGTGATCGGAATGCCTTTATATAGCCTTAAACTATCGGCATTAAAGACTTCCTCAGGCGGGCGATATTCCCGCCGTACCGTGCCATCAGGCAACTGATAAAGAAAAACCCCAGTCCTTGTTAGAACTGGGGTATCAAAAATAAACCCGTTATCATCTCGCCTTGCTTGTATCGCACGGCGATCGTATCGCATTACCATTTACTTTCACCTTTACTTAAAGATAAAAAAACAATCCTAAGGTTGCTCTTTTAAATCTTGTACCAAGACTTCATTTTCCGCGTCAAAAATAGCTTTTTGCTCAGGGGTTAGTTTATGTGGATAATCCTGCCAAAAACTGAACTCTTCTTTTTTATCAAAGGAAAACACCATTTCGCCCTCGGTTTCATCATCATATTTCCACCAGACTTTATGGTTTTTATCACGTTTACGCCAGTAGATCATTTTTCGCCTCCAAGAATTCCTTTTCTCTGTTTATTTGTCGCTGTATTTAAATAACCTAAAATTTCTCTGAGATCGGATTTACGAGATTTAAAGCTATCCACTTCCGCTAATACCATTTTTCTAATGAAGCCATCTTCCGTAACCTCACAGCCAAATCGTTCCTCTAACGTATTGATTACTGTTCCATATCTCTCAAACGACATCCAGCCATTTTTAACAGCAGACTGTAATTCAAGGTATTCTAAACCACTATCGCCACGTCGAACAATAGCGGCGTGCTTACCCGTACTTAAATAATATTCTTTATGTAAATCAAGTTCGGTTTTTAGTAGTTCGGCAACCTCTTCAGCCTCTACCGCAACATCAAACACTTTTGTTTTAATACCGCTCATTGAAAAAAGTTTTCGCGTATTAGCTTTAAAACTAAAAAATTTCTGGCTTGCTCCGCCACGGTAATCTGTAACATCAAGACCAATTCTATTACCAATATATGACAGGGCTAACGAAGCACAAGAACCTCTGGTTCTATCACCGCCTGCCAATTTAGCAATAATGCTGTCGGTTGATAATTGCTCATCAAGTAATTGAACTGGTCTGAATTTAACATTAGCACTTCTTAGTTTATCAATCAACTCTACTGTTATTAGGCTAATTGGCTGCGCTCTTAGCACTGACTGAGGTCCTGTCAAATTGAGAGAATTTTCACTCGTAACAATTACATTATTTTGGTTTGCTAACTCCCCAAACTCAGGCAATACCGCCTCCGCACTGCAACGGCATAAAATCGGTTGCCCAGGGTGTCCATCATCGGGCGGATTATCCCAGCGAAACACTTTTCCCTCGCGTTCAACGTGCAATAAACGTTCCCGTTCATCTAAACTGCCACGCCAAATATAGGATTTTACGCCGATATTTTCTTGACGTAATTGGGTGAGCCGTCCGTTGAGTTTGCCGATTTGATCCCGTGCAATGATAGTCGCACGGCGTTTAGGTATATCAAGGAGCTTTTCTAAATCCGCCGCAAGGCTTTTATAGCTTTCCCCGCCTAGCACCGCTTCCGCCATTCGATAGCGGAGTTTTTCTTGCAACTGCATTGGCAGGCTTTTAATCAGGTTGATATTTTGCCACTCAGCTTGTAATAACGGTTCATCAAGCCAAGGCTCAGAAACAAAAATATCCACTTTGTAAGCAGATTTTAGCACTTTGTGAAATTGTTTCTTGTTAAACTCTGCCGTTTGCGACAGGAATTGTCGCACAACAGGGCGAATGTCATTATCACGGGTGTAAAAGGTGGTTGCCTGTAACAATTCGGTTAGCCATTGCTCTAAAATCTCAATGCTGTCATCTTGGCGTAGCGTTTTCTTTAAGTGCGGTGTGATTTCAAGTAGTTTTTTTCTTGCCGTATCGCTAATTTGCTTGGCAATAGCTTGCAAATACTTCACATATTCCCGTTCAATCGCCTCAGGAAACAGCCACCGCTTTTGCTTTTTGGGCTTTTTGATAGTCGTTAATGTCATCTTCGCTTACCTCTGGCAAAGCCGCCGCTGCAATCCCCAATTCTTCTGCAATTTGTTGCCGCAATTCTTGCGTTGATAATGCCCCGCTATCCACCAAATCAATAAGTCGCCCTATTTCCGCTTTAGCGGCTTCGGCGTTGAGTTTTCGGGCTTCCGCTTGCTCTTTATCCGTTGGCGTATTGAGAGAAGGGAAGTGAATTTGCCAATTTTCAAATGGCTTAATATGTTTTTGCAACATCATCAATTCAATCAACCGCTCTAATACAGGTTTGATTTTGTGCTGTTGGATACCCTCGATTAGGTCATAATAGCTCTCAAAATCACTTTTTCCTGTGGCGTTCATTCCTTTTGCTGATTGCCCGAATAAAATTGCCACGGGAATATTCACATCTGCCGAGATGGCGATTTTGAACTCATCAAGCACATCAACGATGCCATTTAAATCAGCGTTTAAAATGGTGTAATCATCTTCAAAATCTACCGCCACCCCGTTTAGTAGATTGCGCCCCCGTTCAACAAGGTTAATCCGCTCTCTAATCTGATCTTCTAACCCGTTACTAATGGCAAGGGCAAGCCCTTTCATTTTATGCACGGCTTGCTGTTTACGCTCCAGAATTAATGATAACCAAGTGAGCGATGTTTGATAATCACGGATTTTTTGATACGCCGTTTTCACCATACTACGCCCTATCCAGTGCAAACCGTTTTTCAAACGCTCAGGCATTGGATCGCCGCCCATAAATAACAAGCGGCTTTCGTGAATTTCCACTTGACTTTCAAGCGAGCCATTCACTGCCCCAATATTGAGGCGATAGGTTTCAAACCGTCCGTAATTGGTTCGGCGAGGATCTAAATAGCGTCTTGTTGTCGGTGAAATTTGACTTAAATCAAATACTCTCACTTCATCAATGCGATTGAGTTTATTGATGTTCAATGGCTCGCTGAGCTTCGCCCCATCATCGGTTAAAAGCAACATCACCGAGCCACCGAATAGCCGCGACCAACGCACCATATCCGCCAAGGCAGGCAAAATTTTCAGGCGATCAAGTTCATTGAAAATCACGTTATCCTCATCACCTTCAATCTCAACAGAACGAGAAATCGCCGCATCGGCTGGCATATCTACCACCCGAGCCGCCAACCCACCTAGTTCATACAGGGTTAAATCCAAAAGTGCGGTGCTTTTTTGTGATGTTTTTTGAAAGTGGTTTAGCCCTAAGGCATCGGCATAGCCGTCTTGGTTAAATGGCATAATTAACTACCTAATCCAATAAATCGTGATAACACATCGTCTTTCGGGGCAAAGCACATCACCAAGGCATCCGCTTTATTTGGTGAGGGAATGCCCCGTTTTTTCATTTCTTTTTTGCTTTCGACTTTCACGCGCCCGTTATTGTCATAATCCACATAAGGGCGGGATAACTCCGCTTTTAAATAATCCAGATCGTGAATTTGTGATGAAAGGCTGATTAGCTCATCAACGGGATAGCTTTCCTGATATTTGATGGCTCGATAGGTTTTGTAAAAGCGATCTCGCAGCCGCCACCACGCTTGAGCCTTGATATTGGCGAACATATCTCGATTGGTTTTACCGAAAACATATTCTTCATCAGGTTCAAACACCGCCCCGCCTGCATTAAACCCATTAATCGCGATCCTTTTATCTTTAATGCGGTTGTAATGGGCTTTCACTCCTGCCCCAACGCCAATGCTATCAAATACAATTTCATCAGCGTTAAACTCAATGGCATTAAGCCGTGTACGGTCGGCGCTAGCAATCACATCATCGCCTTTCCATTCATCAACCCGTAGCACCACTGATCCGTGCGAAAACGCATTGGCATTTGCATCAGCCCCTTCATCAGCCACATCAAAGCCGACAATTTTTCTGCCTTCAGGTTTAAACCCGAGTTGAATATGTGCATCAACGGCGGCATCAATCCATACGGGCTTAATGATCACTTTATCGCTATCTGCAACGGGTTCCCCCTCCCAAATATGCCGATAAAGCTCATAATCTTTCGCCTTGCAATCTTCCATTTCTAATCGCAAGGTTTCGGGGAAAAATGGATTGTCTGTAAAATTAACTTTAATCAACACAATATCGCTTGGCGGCGAAACAACAAAGCGTTGATAGGTGTCATCAAGAATATTTTTCGGGTTAAATGAAACCCAGATTTCAGAATATTCTTTCCGAATAGTTGGGATTAAAATTTCCCAACTCTCTTTTGACACATTTTCGGCTTCTTCCACCCAGCAAATATCAATCCCCTCAAGGGATTTAATTTTAGTCGGGTTATTTTTAATGCCGTAAAACAAAAAAATCGCCCCAGTACGCAAGTGATAAATTTTGTTTTTCTGCACATCAAATTCTGCTTGATAGCCGTAACGCTCGATTGTGTCGGCGAGTAATTGAATAACGGAATCACTAATCGAATTTTGTAATTCCCTCGCACAAAGAAAACGGCTATTTGAACGGCGGGCAATTTCAATTAACAGCCTCGCTATCGTCCAAGACTTACCACTTCCCCGCCCACCATAAGCCACTTTGTAGCGATGAGGCTCAATAAAAGGTAAAAATTTACTAATCAGCTTCTGCGTCATCTGAAAATAAATCCCTTAATGAGCCTAATGCCATAGAGCCATCGCTTGAGGTTAAATCTACTTTTTGGCTGAACATTCCTAAATGCTTGCCAAGTAATTCAAGAGCCTTATTCACGGAAGAGGATTCATAAACAAATTGAGCAATATCATCACCAACAAGCTCGCCATTCTCAGATTTTCTGATTTCGGTTTTGATCACCGCCTTTTTACCAGATGCAATCTCGATGTTCTCTAATAGCATTAGAATAACATCATCTTGCGTTATTTGAACACGCTCAGAGCGTTTATTTTGGGCGGCTTCAATTGCTTGTTGAACTGTAGTTTTCTGTAGTAATTGATAACCTAATTCAGATGCTCTATTTTTACTATATCCCGCTCGAATAGCCGCTTGCGTAGCATTCAAATCAATTAAATACTCTTCTACAAATCGTTTTTGCTTATCAGTTAAACCACGACTATTCGTGGATTTAACCCCACTTTTTTTACTAGCCATGGTTAAAATCCTTAATATTTAATGTTGAGCATGTTCAGTTTGCCACTCTCTAATGCGATCGATGCGGTTTAGACAAATATCACGTTCACGCTTGAGTATCACTGCGTACTGTGCTACATCTCCATAAGTACGACCATTAAAGTTTGTCTTATCTAGATAGCTAATTAATACCGCAGGGATTTGAGGTTGAACAGTCGTTACCGGCTTACTTGCGCAAGAACTCAATAATATTACGAGGAGCAGCACTGTTATACGCATCACTGGCTTTGTCATCTGCTGATATGTTTTTGATAACATCATCTGATTTGCTCCTTACCTCTGATTCTTGCTTACTTAATTCGAGTGTCAGCTTTTGATTATTGACCGCCTCTGCGTGTAATCGGATAATCGTTGCACTTTGTGTCGCTATTGTGTCAGACTGTTTAGCAATTTCGTTTTTTAAATCTTTTATCAGTTGATATTGATACACGACACTAACAAGTAACAATGTCATAATCGCTATCACATATAGCCATTTATTTGTTGTAAACATATATCACCTATCAGGATATGATTTACGGCTTAGTTGGAAATGTGGACCGTCGTAAAAAGTACGCCAATCTCCACCCCACTCAACATCAATATTCAAACGTTCACTGATAGATTTGATTAACTCGGCTAACGCTTTAAATTTTGCTTTATTATTCCAGTCAATAACCGTTTTACCGTTCTCGACTGTAACCGGTGCCAAATCAACAGCATGGCCAGTTAAATGACGACTATTCATCGTCTTACTTGCACCGCTTTTCACCAACGCGGTTTGTCGTGCTTTACTGCGCTTACCTTCCACCACCATAAAATCAAACGTTGATTCCGCAATAGCAGTCCGCACCACCTTAACCAAATCAGGATGCACACCAACCAAACGCATTTCACTAGTAGTAGAAAATTTAAATCTGCTCATCTTTATTCACTCGCTTTTTAATTGCTTGCATCAAATACTCACGGATTTTCTCCGCACCAATAAAACCAAACATTCCCCCGACAAAAGAGGCTAAACTCTCCGGAAAACCAAAATGATCAAGCAATGACATACAAGACAACGTCAATGCACCACAAATCGCACCATCCAACATCCGCTGCCGATAACTGGTCTTTTGCCGTAAAAATGCCGCGCGTAACAACGACATAAAAAAAGCCATCACAAATCCTGTGATGGCATTGTAATTTTGCTGAATGTACGCCCAAATAATGAGCCACACATTCGGATCTTTTTCAGGCATTTTCATTCCCCAGCCTCCTTATTTGAGGCAATAAAAAACCCCGACCGTTTCCGATCAGGGTTACAAAATCTATATTAGATATTTCAACTTGGCGAACGTTACTTATACAACTCCCACCGTTACATGGAATGATAGGACAGTGACCCAAACTTGTCAATAGCAAACTTTTATATTTTTACGATTTTTAGCGACATTTTTTAGAATAATAAATCCTTTTATAAGCATTTCGTGAATAATAGCGGTTGCTAAATCTAACCGACACTGAACATAACGCTTTACTGTCTTTAAACTCGGTTTTCTTATAGATGGTTTATTCATACAAGGTTTCATAAGTCGAGGTTCAATTTCATCAAAAAGCACCACAGATAATCTATTAACAGTCATTTTATCTACATAATGACCATAAACAATAAAGTGCAATTCTTTATCTTGTGTAGTAAAAAATTCATCAATTATTTGACTAATCATCAATCCCTCGTCATCTGTACAAATTGGGTCTGACGGATCTGCAGGAGTTACGCTATCCATTAATCTACCAATGATATTAACTTGTCTTTTATCTAATCTTCCTGAGCGAATCCAAGCCCCCCATTTACAGAGCCACTCTTTTACCCATTTTTCTTGCTCATTAGTTAGCTGTAAATCACTCAAATACTTCATTACCTTAATTCCCTTAATTTAACTATTACTCTTCCACCTTTTACTACACCAACGCTCTTTACTCGATAATCTTTTATGACTCTATTACTATCCCCCTCAATAATCCCCGAAGCAGTAAGCGCGTCAAATAAAGCTTTTTGCAAATTATCTGGATCACGCTCTCTGTTATCTGGGTAATACACATCTATTTGCATCTGCACTGTGCCTGCAATAGGATCAAACTGATTACAGATATTCAAAACTTTTTGTCTAAACTCTCTCCCTGCTTTTGAGATATAGTGCCGTCCTTGCCGTGTATGTCGCCAGTAATGATTAACACTTGGTGGATATGGCAAGCAGAGTTCTACCCAATCACTCATAGCTTACCCTCCGTTCTTAATATCGCCTGCGTTCGCAATACCCCTTCTGCGTGAGCTAATCGAGCATCTTCATAAGGCATTTTCCGTGTACGGCGATCGATTTCATCGTGGCAGCTACTGCAACACCACGCCCCAAACAGGTCATCAGGCTTCATACCCACTCCATTTAGCCCAGCCATTCTAAAATGTGCTAACACAACAGTTTCAGGATTATGATTACATATTCCAGGCAATCTCACCTGACATTCACGCCCTTTCGCTTCCTTTCTTAAATTTGCCATTATCATTCCTCAAAATATAATCACACCAACACACACCCAAAACATTAAGCAACCCAACATTGATAAGATAAATCCCCAGTTCATTTATCCCCCAAATTAAAAAAACGCATATAGCTGATTAATAATTTTTTGATCGGTTGTATTGTTGAAAATATGCTTTAAAGCGGCATTAATTAATGCTGAATAACATTCTTCAAACTCATCTTGTTCCATATTTCCGTAACTTAATGATTTAGCTTCCACCCGCACCCGTCCATCTATCGTATAACTCACATCTTTAAAGCCGGCTAATACCGTTAAATGCTTGCGGAATGTGTCAAATTGTTTCCGTTCATCAAAATACTTCCAATCTGTTTTATCTGCGGCCCAATGTTCAAAACAAAATTTAAAAAAGGAAAAGACTTTACGGTGAAATTGAGGATTGCGAGTTCGCTTTACCTCAACTTCGTATATCTCACCATTTTTAAATTTTTGTAGTGCTGGAAGATATATGTCATCTGCAGCAACAAGTGTTCCACCAGCACCTTTAACCATTTCAATAATCATTGGTTATCGCCACTCCAGATTTGCAAAATTATCAATATGGACATGACGAATAACTTGCCCCATTGCCTTGTGTCTAGGATCGAATATAGCTAAATGATTTCCTCGACAAACATCAGTCCATTTTCCAGTTTCAGGGTTTAAAAACTTAATTCGTCCACCAACAATAAAGCGCATTTCCGTTGCTTTTTCTGCAACCAGTGAAAACCATTTAGTACTAATATCAACAGGCAAAAGCATCACTACTAAGCAATCGTGATTTTCGTATAACTCAACCGCCCGTCTTACAAAACTAAGAGGATCGCTAAACGGAGGATTAATCCAAATACGTTCGTTCACTAATGGATATTTCAGAAAATCCATCTCTGGTGTGATGTAGCGTTCACATTTTGTATTGTGTGGTAATGCTGCTCCATCAATCGTGAAGTTAAATTCTTCGTGCATTGGATTGAATACAGATAATGGTGTTGGGTATGTGTCTTTATCAAATTCCATCATTTCTCCTAAAACTGTAATTCTGGACGGCTAAAAAAACGTGCTACCGCTTGCGGATTGTGAGGTTTAAACGTGGTTTCTTTAGCGATAGTTCTTACTGGCTCAGGCAATTTCACACCGCTTTTTAAACGATTTGCCATTTCTTCCAAGGCTTTTTTAATCGCCTTATCCTCTTGCATCTCGGTGTACGCTTTTTGCTGTGCGTCATTGGCAATTTTGGTAATCAACCAATATTCAGCGGTTGATGCAAACTCAAAATTTTCAATGTTGTAAAAGCCGCCGTTAGATCGGAATTTATTTAAGCGATATTTCAATTCCGCTTCATCAGGCAAACCTAATTCAGCGTAATTTTCAGCCTTGCACCAAGCAATAAATTGCCCAACGCTAGGAAAGAATGGGTTACTCTCTCGTTCCGCTTGTGCAATACCTCGCTTGAATTGTGCAGCGGTCGTCACGCCGTTGTTGACCAACGCCTCAAGCCAAAGCCGTTTTGCTTCCTGATAGCCTTCCTCACCATCAAATGCCGCCTGCCACGCCGGGAAAATCGCTTTTAATCGGGTAAATAAGCGATCGACAAATTTTGCCACCTGCGGCGGAATCTCTTGCTTGCCTACCGGGGCTTGATAACTCGGCTCATTGCCGACCAAATCCGCCAATTGTGTATTTGCAAAATGACGCATTAAACCCCCCTAATCTCAATCGTTTTGCCACGCCACCAGCTGTCGTCATTGTCATCAAATTTTGATTTTTTAGACCGGTTTTGTGGCGTTTCTTGCCAATCCCAACTGGCTTTAAAGCCACGCCAGCCACGCTCAATCATAATTTCCGCCACCTCCGCAAGCGGTAAACCGGCTAAATCGGCTTGTTTTTGTAGGCGCTCCAGTGCAGTTTTTGTAATCGGTGCTTTTTTCGCTTTGCGATGCGTAATAAAATCTTCAGCAAGCTGTTCCGTGATACCAAACTGTGCCAAAAGCGTGAGCGCAGTCGATTTTTTTTGCGTAGTTTTTTTAATATCTTGTGTAGTATTCTTTTGTGTATTCTTTTGGTTATTGCTCTGCTCATTTTGAACAGACACATCCGCCCATTTTGAGCAGTCAGAATGTTCATTTTGAACAGATGGATTGTTATTTTTAACAGTCGATATATCCAAATTGGCAAGACGGTCATAATCAATGGTGTACCACTTTGTTTTATCCATTTTCATCTTGTTGAACTTGTCAGTTGCAATCAATAATCCTCGTGTTTTAACACTCTCTATCGTGCGTCTAATCGTTGATATTGACCAATAACAAAAAATCTCTTGCCATTGTTCATAGGTATTAAATATCCAAGACTTTCCTTCAATATGGTTTTTGCTGTAATTCAACAAATAATGTAGTTGTTGTAAGAAAATCGCTTCATTTAAACCAATTGTTTTTGCTAAAGCAGGTAAGACTTGATGAGGTTGATCATCAATCAATAATTTTCCAATACTCATAACATCAACTCCGTTGCATATTGTTCGGCAATAAAACGCATACCCTCAGCGGTAACTCGAGTTTGCGTATAGTTATGTCCGTGTTCAGCCGTTCCCGTTTTCACCGTAAACAACGGCTTCGCTTTCTCACTGGCAAACGGCAACAACTTGCCTGATTGACGAAACAACAACCGATCTTCGATCAAACGTTCGATCATCGCTTTCTCCGGCATCTTTAAAATTTTCGCGGTTTCACGTAGCGATTTACTGGTGCCAACGTCAACATAATGATCAACAAATGCGGCTTTTGGTTTCAGTTCTTTATTTTCTAAAGCTAATGTTTGATTTTGTTCTGCTAAATCTGCGGCTAAGCGCAAGGCTTCGGGTAATGTTTGGGGGATTTGGCGAGTTGGCTGTAATTCACCTTTAGTATAAGCATTAAATACTTGGTAAACCTTTACTTCAAACTCAGCATTGATCCAAGCAGCATATTTAAAAACTAACTCTCTACAAGCATAAGTACCTTGTTCAATACCACCTTTTATTGTTTTGATAGGCGATGTGCAAATTTGCATATCGGTCAAAACTTGTACAAAATCAAGAGCAGATTTCGTTCTAAAAAATTGAGCAGGTGCGTGAATAGGATTTCCACCACTCGCACGATGTAAATCATTTAGACAATATCGTCCTTGACCGTCTTGTCTAATTTCTGTATTATCAATTTTAATTAATTGGTTCATTTAACCTCCTAAACCACCGTTGCCGCGGTGGTTTTTTATTGCTCCATTTCATCAATCGCTTTTTTAGCTAAAGTGATTAATGCTTTTCTTTCTTCATCATCACTATGCTTCTCTCTGACGACTAAACCTAGTTCATCCAAAAAAGCACAAAACTTATCGAGATGATCGGCTTTGAATCGACAAAGTGTGCTTGGATCCACCCCAATACTTTCTGCGATTTCTTTATCTGTTCTCTCAACAGATTTTCTTCTGATTAAATCCGCAATTCTCATTGCAGATTTGCTTAATTCATTGCGTGCCATTGCGGTTACCTTTGGGTAGATTAATTTTGGTGATGAGGAAAAGGTCGAATTTCTTCTCCCCTAACAGCATTACCTTTCTTGTCTACGAACAGATAGATATTGCGTTGCGACTGTATTGCTTTACTGATAGCCGCCTGTGTGACATTTAAGTCTTTAGCTGTTTTCCCCTGACCGTGCTTACCTGCATATTCAGATAATGAAATTCGTTTCATAAAACCTCGCTAGAGATAAATAAGTCATATATTACCGCAAATAATCTATTTGTAAATACTAGCGGTTGTTTTACTTTTATAACCAACGGTTATAGGATTACTAAAAAAAGAGGTATCTATATCTATGTCAACTAAGAAAAAAGTACTTACCACAGAACAAAAACGTGAATGTGCCGAGCTAAAAAAAATTTTTGAAGAAAAAAAAGAAGCACTTAATTTAAGCCAAGCAGAAGTTGCAGAATATTTCGGTATGAGCCAAAGCGCGATAAATCATTATCTTAATGGCATCAATGCACTAAACGCCTATATCGCAACCAAATTCGCAAAACTATTGAAAGTGACTGTCAGCGCATTTAGTGAGAGATTAGCCATTGAGATCGCAGAAATGGCGAAAACCATTGATAAAGAAGAGATTGCATTATTGGCATCCACAAAAAATGAAGGAGAAAAAATTATCATTGATGTGCTAAATGTTGAAGCCAGTGCCGGCAACGGCTCAGTGGGTGATTTAGTCGAAGTGGTAAGCCGCCTATATTACGTGCCGGAACAATATTACACCCTTTTTAGAGGCATTAATCCGGAAGGGTTACGTGTGATCAACATCAAAGGCGACTCAATGGCACCCACTTTCAACTCCGGCGATATGATCTTTGTTGACATCAACACCCAAACCTTTGAAGGCGATGGCGTTTATATCTTCAACTATAAAAACTCGTTATATGTCAAACGCCTACAACGTGCCGGCGAAAAATTTCTGGTGTTATCCGATAACCCAACCTACCGAGAATGGGAAATTAACGATGAAAGCCAGCTCTTTATTCAAGGGAAAGTGATCGTTCACCAAAGCCAAAAGCTGAATTTTATTGGGTAGTTTATTATATTTCCAAATACACATACGTAATTATTAAAGAGGTTACCTATGAAAAACTCCGTATCTAAAACTTATCTTAAAGAAATAAAAATTAAGAAGTTTAGGGGGTTAGATGATATAACAATTCCTATAGCAGAGAGAATCACATTAATTTCAGGTAAAAATGCCACATCAAAGTCAACTATATTAGGAATAATTGCTCATACTTTTAATTTTGAAAAAAATTATGTAACAGATCAAGTTATCAATAATAAGACGATTTGGGGAAGTTCGTTCATTTCTAAATTTAGTGAGCACTTCAAATTGTCTGAAGTTTATGATCCGCCACACTCAATGGATTTAGAGGGAATTGTTTTTGATAAAGAAAGTCAAAAAGATATCTACTTTACGCAAGAAATGGGAGATTATACAAAGCAAGATAGACAGCGAGTTGTTGTAAGATATAAAAATTCAGAAAATGAAAAGCAAGATAGAAAAATAACTCACCCAGTTATTTTTCTTGGTTTAAAAAGACTCTTACCAATTGTAGAAAGGCAGACTAAAAAAATTAGCTTTGATTATTTCGAAGATGATAAAAATAGAGACGAATTTATTAAATTATCAAATCGAATTTTGCTAAAAGTCCATCATCATTCATCATCGAATATTGCATCTACAGAATCTAAACTTCTGAAATCTACCGTTGCACACGGAAAAAATTATGATGAAAACTCTGTTTCTGTAGGTGAAGATAACGTAGGGCAAATAATCATAGCTTTATTATCATTTAAAAAATTAGCAAATGAAATAGGAGCATCATACCAAGGTGGTATATTACTGATAGATGAAATTGAAAATAGTCTTTTTCCTGCAGCTCAACTAGAATTATTAAAAGTATTTAATGAATACGCCAGTACATATAATATTCAGATTATAATGACATCCCACTCACCAATATTAATGAGAAGCGTATTAGAGCTTAATCAAGAGAGAAATAGACTTTTATACTTAACAAATTCTTATGGAAAAATAGAGGTAGTAGATTGGGAATGGGAGCAAATTGAGGCAGATATATCGGGTCATATAATACCTGCAAGTAAAAAAATTACATCTACTAAAAGGATTGACTGTTATGTTGAAGATGAAGAAGCAAAACTATTACTTAATACTCTTTTATATCGGAATAATCTTAAAAAACACCTAAAAATAGACTTTATAAAAGGCTTTGGTTGTAAACGCTATTTAACTCTGATAGAGAAAGTCCCACACATTAAAAATAATACACTTATTATTTTAGATGGTGATTTAAGGCCTAACAAAGAGAAATTAGAAAAAATGACAATCAACAAAGTTAAACATCCAAACGCAATAGCTCTACCAACATCATTACCACCAGATCAATTATTATTTCTAATTCTACATAACTTACCAGAAGACTCACCATACTGGAAAAATCAGTCTATGTTTACTAAATCTATTTTTAGCAGTAACGCCCAAGAAGTGTATACTAAATTGTCTATCCCTGCTACACCTATAAATATTAACGAATTTGAGTGTAAAGTCGATCAATACAGAAAGAATCAGATAATAAAAGAAAAACCAGGAAAAAAAGTAAGGGAAATTTTTAAAGACTTATTTAAAAATCCTACTATTAGAAATATTTGTAAATCCAATAACCCATTTAAATATTACTTTGATAAAGATGATGAGGGATTAAAATTAAAACAACAATTTATTAATGAAGTATCAGAAAAATTACTAAATTTAGGGGTAATAAAAAAGTGATGGCCAAACATTAAAAAACTGAATACAATGCCCTTACATTAAGGAGCGAAAAATGAAAAATACCCCATTACGCTACCCTGGAGGTAAAGCTAAATTTGCCCCAGTTATCAAACAAATTATTGAAAAAAATAATCTTAATGGACACTATGTAGAGCCTTATGCTGGTGGTGCTGGTGTCGCTTTAGATTTGCTATTTAATGGTTATTGCACAGATATTCATATCAATGATTTAGACTTGGCCATCTATCATTTTTGGAAATCTATTGTAGAACAAACAGATGATTTTATTCGCTTAATCAATGATACAAATATAACTATTGAAGAATGGCATAAACAAAAAGGCATACTTAAACAAACTGATATATCTCCCTTAGAACATGGTTTTGCGGCTTTCTTTTTAAATAGAACAAATCGCTCAGGTATTCTTAAAGGCGGTGTAATAGGAGGAAAAGAGCAATCTGGCCAATATAAACTAGATTGTCGATTTAATAAGTCTGATTTAATTAAGCGTATTGAGCGAGTTGGTAATATGGCCAAACATATTCATATAACCAATTTTGATGCAGAAACTTGGTTACCTACACTTGATAGTCTTATTCCATCAAACTCTCTAATCTATTTAGACCCACCATATTATGAAAAAGGACAAGGGCTCTATCGAAATTTTTACCAACACAAAGATCATGTAGCAATTCAAAAAAAGTTGGCCAACATAAAAACACCTTGGTTGGTTTCGTATGATAACCATCCAAATATCAAAGAAATCTATAAATCATATCGACAAGGAGAATATACATTGAACTATTCGGCCAATAAAAAAATAAAAGCAACCGAAGTTATTATTTACAGCGATAATCTTATTATATAACCGCCCCTCGGCGGTTTTCTTTTCCCCAAATCTTGCTTATTCCCATTCAAATCGTGCTTAAAGCCATAAACCGCAATCATTTCAATCCGTTAGATAAATCATCTCGCCTTGCTTAACCATTTTCGTGGCACCACGAAATAGTTCGCTTATCTTAATTAACACAAAATAACAAACTGAATATCAATTTATAATTACTTGAAAAAAAAGAAATTTATCAGTTTAAATGGCGTTTAAATAGCATAAAAAATCCACATAACGTGGGAAAAAATTTTCTCAAATTATGTGGATGCGTTTCTCATTTTGCGCGGACGGCTTCATTCAACAACATCAACTTGCTTAAAAATTAAGCAATTAAACTCCTTTCCAAAATTTTTATTTCCTTAAAACTCAAATACTTATAAAAAGTTACCGCAAATAATTTATTTTTATATAACTTGCGGTATTTACAATAAATAAAACCGTAGGTAATATAACCGCATCAAAACGAGATAAACATCTCATTGTTCTTTAACAGATTGGCGTGGCAATGGCTTGTAAGTCACTCACTGCATTAAGTGAGGTAACCCCCGAGCAGAAAACTGTGTCTATTGGCTCTAAGAGAGGTGAGCCTAGAATCAAGGGCAGCACTGCTTACTTGCTTGAGTGGAAAACCACGACTAGAAATAGTTGCTACAACGGTTGGGGAAACAGGCGAACAAGCCCACGAACCGTTATCTAATGCCTGCTTAACCACTGATTATTGTTTGCAATGCAATATGAAGTATTTTAAAAAAATTTTTCTCCTAAAGCGGTTAAGTAGGCATTAAGGTATTCATTTGCGAAAGTGAATACCTTTATAGGTTGAACCGTCCTAAAGGTGCTGTTTCAGGCAACAGCGTAGCAAAAGCCTGATTAATCTTAATTTAGTCAGATTAAGAGGATTTTTAGGTAGAAAGGGTAGCTTGCTACAAAGTCCTTTCGTGAATTAGTGTTTGGATGAGGCGAATGACAAGCCGCCTATGCTTGTAGCTGTTGCAAGTTTAAATAAAAACAGCAATCTAATGCCTGCTTAACCACTGATTATTGTTTGCAATGCAATATGAAGTATTTTAAAAAAATTTTTCTCCTAAAGCGGTTAAGTAGGCATTAGGAAACGCATTGATTAAGAGATCCGCCAAAGGTCTGGGTAATCGTACAATTACCAATTTAAGGATAGCTAAGCCAGAACTTAATTTAGTGCGTTTCTATATCAAATTAAAAGGAAAATATTATGACCTATCAAAATGAAAACTACGAAATGATTAAACGAATCATCTTAAACGAACAATCAGGAAATTATAAAAAATTGAAGTTAATTATTGAGAATAAAGCTCTCCCTGAAGAGGTTAAAAAACGAATCTGGGAAGCTGTTCTACATCACGCACACTGTGATAGAAAAAACATCATTGAGTTTGCTAAAGAACTTAAAGAAGCCTTTATTTTGATAAATGCTTAAACCGCTCTAATACATCAGGCTCAAGGTCATCAAGATTTTTCTGAAATTCTGATGATAGTGTTTGAATAAAATCAGCTAGTTCTTTTGCAGTCATTTCATTCAGACTGTAATTGGATTGGCTAAATCTTCCTCTAGCCATCTCGTATGCCAAGAAATCAGCAGTAGATTTTTTCATAATTTAATCCTTATTTGTTGTGAGAGAGCTTTGATTATATTCCTTAGCGTTGTGAGAGACAATAAGGGACTTGAGCCTTACAAGTATAAAGAAAGGCACTGCATATAAAACTCCGTTGGGTTTTGCCCTCCTTGTGAGGGCTTTTTTTAAAGCCAATTTAACGAGTTGATTTTAAAAAGAAAAGAGAAAGGAGAAACACAATGAACGCTTTGAAATATGATAGTGATGAAGATCTAGCCCTTAACCACGATGATCAAGAATATGACGGCGATGACGATGATTTTGATCCACGAGAATGTGATAGAGCAGCTGAGATATGGGAAAGACAGTTTTTGGATAATTTTTATAGATAATGCTAGATTACATTATGTTATTTATGGCAAAATAAAGCTAAAGTTGTAAATTGATCTTTGACAGTCTGTGTAAATATTTCATTACATAGGCTATTTTTGTACCTTAAACTGTTTATTTAAGGAGGGAATATGGCATATTCCGCAATGCAGGTAGCTAATGCCCTTATCCGTAGAGCTCAAGACGGCGAAATAGTGAACCTTACACCAATGAAATTACAAAAGCTTATGTTTTTTGCTCAATCTTGGTATCTACGTCTAAATGGTCGTCGTTTAATTAATGACGAGTTTGTTCGTTGGCAATATGGCCCGGTTGTTCAATCCGTATATTATGAATTTGCTAAAAACCGTGGAACCGAAATTAAATATATGGCTAAGAATGCACAAGGTAGAAATTTTGACAGCCATTTAGATATTCACGATGAAGCTTTTATGAATGAGCTAATTAAGGCTTATGGCGGATATACTGGTTGGCAACTTTCTGATATGACCCACGCAGAAGGCGGAGCTTGGTCTATGGGAGGGATGGGAAGTGTAATTACAGATAGAGAAATGCTCAATGGCAAAGTCTAAGCCTCAAAAAATAGTTCCAACGGTAAAACCAAGTCAGCAAGCTAATAAAAAAACGAAATTTGAACAAGAAAAACCGACAAAACCCTCCTCCCCGTTAGAGGGTCAAGATGTCAGTGATAGAATTACAAACCGAGGATTACGCATTATCTATGCTGTAATTGCAGTTTGTTTTGCCATTGCCAGTATTGTATTTTGGATGCGTTTTATCCAATTTTATTATAACCCAAATAAACACTCTGATACTGTCTTTATTGCGATTACTTCTGCCTGTACAGTAAACATTCTTGCTGCTTTTATCTCAATTATTAAAGGATTGTTTCCCTCAAGAAAAGATTAA